CTTGCTGCATCTAATCTGACGTACAATATAGGCGCAGTCAGCGCACCTAGCGTTCTCAATGCTGCTTCGGGAGACCTACTCAGCTGCGAGATTTCCGTATCAATCCTAACAAGTTGGAGCTAACATGTCAGAGCTAACACCAGAGGATCTAGCCTTCTTGAAGAAGATTGGTCAGACTCCAGCAGTACCAGCAGCAAAACCAGTAACTACAAAGAAGGACGAGGAATAAACAATGGCAATTTTTCTAAACAATAAGGTTGGTTTTAAGATTGCTACAGTCAATCTCTCAGACCATGTAACTGCTTTTCAATTGAACCGCACTGTGGACGCCATCGAGATAAGTGCCATGGGTGATACAGCTCACAAATTTGTGGCTGGATTGGCAGCAGATACAATTACTGTGACATTCTTGAACGACACAGCAGCAGGATCAGTACTTGCTACGCTACAGTCAGCATTTGGATCAACAGTTGCTTTCCAAGCAATTCAGGATTCATCAGCAGCAGTATCAGCAACCAACGTATTATATTCTGGTACGATTTTTGTTGACAACCTAACCGACATCAACGGCGCAGTCGCTGATGAAGCAATGATTGACATCACCTTTACTTGCAACAGCAAGACTGCTTATGCAACTACAGGTACTTGGTCATAATCTAACTAACTAACAAAGGGGCAAAACTCATGGCAAAACTAAAGATCACTCGTACAGACGGAAGCATTATCGAAGGTGAAATCACACCAGCTGTGGAATATTCCTTTGAATTATTTGCTAAGCAAGGTTTTCATCGTGCGTTTCGTCAAGAAGAAAAACAGACGGATGTCTATTGGTTGGCTTGGGAAATAACACGCAGGTCAGGTGAAACTGTTAAACCTTTCGGGATTGAGTTTATCGAGACACTTAAAAGTGTTGAGGTGCTTGACTCAGACCCTTTAGCATAAAGCGCGATCAACCATTCACCTACCTAATTGCTCGTTTGAGCATTAGGTTGGGGGTCGCGCCACAGCACTTACTGGAATTGGATAAGACCATGCTAGATGCTCTAGTTCAAGGTCTGAAGGATGAAGCGAAGGAGATTAAAGATGCCAACAGAAGTAAAGGGCGTCATCGAACTTCGTAAAGCTCTTAACAAATTCGCTCCGGATCTTGCTAAAGAATTAACTAAAGAAATTACCATTTCTCTTAAAGTAATTCAAAAGTCAGCCAGAGGATTTGTACCTAATGCAGCTCCCGGTGGTCTGTATAACTGGAATGAAAATTCTAAAGGGCAACAGATTACTGCTAAGACTTCCATGTTTAGAACCTTCAATACAGAAGGTCGTGTGCGAATGTTTCCTTTGTATGATGCAGCAACTATTAAAAAGGGAATTGTTTATCGCACAGGATATGGCAAACCTAATTCTAAAGGATTTAGATCTTTATTTAGAATCAAAAATAGTTCGGCAGTAGGCGCGATCTATGAAAAGGCTGGAAGACTTAACCCTAATGGATCTAGCGAAAGCAAGTCAAACAATCCAAGAGCGGGTGCTCGTTTCGTTCAACAGGGGCCGATCTATGGTTCAAGAAAAAACGGGCAAGATATGCGTGGTCGCGTTCTTTATCGTGCATGGGAACAGGATCAAGGGAAACAATTAGTAGCAATCTTTAAAGCTATTGATACTGCTAGAGATAAATTAAATAAGCGTGCAACAGTAAGCAGCGTGAAGGAGTCAGCATGAGCAATGTAATTATTGATATTGCCGCGCAATTTACTGGAAAGCCAGCTTTTAAAAAAGCCGATACTGCTGTTTCTCAATTAAACAGAAATACTAAGAATCTAGGCAAAACTTTAACTCGCACATTTAGCACAGCAGCAGTCCTTGCTTTTAGTCGAGCTTCTATCAAAGCGTTTGCAGAAGATGACAAAGCAGCCACAGCTTTAGGCACAACCTTAAAGAATCTTAATCTTGCTTATGGATCAAACATTGGGACAGTCAATGGCTTTATAAATCGACTTGAAGCCCAAACAGGCGTCCTCGATGACGAGCTTCGTCCAGCCATGGATCGACTATTGAGAGCCACGGGTTCAGTCACTAAGGCTCAAGAATTACTTAACCTTTCATTAGATATTGCGGCAGGCACAGGTAAATCTGTGACTCAAGTCTCACAAAGTTTGCAAAAGGCTTTCTTGGGGCAGACACAGGCGATAGGTCGTTTAGGCGTAGGACTAACTAAAGCAGAACTTTCATCATCTTCATTTGAAGAAATCCAGCAACGTTTGACAGCTTTGTTTGCAGGACAAGCCACGGCTGCGGCTAATACATTTGCAGGACAATTAGACAAGCTGACTATTGCTGCTAACAATGCTAAAGAAACTCTTGGCAAAGGTCTTTATGATGCCATTACAGCTCTTTCAGGCGGTGGCGCTACTGCTGCAACAGATAACATTGACAAACTTGCTAAAGGTATTGCCGATGCTGTCACTAACGCCGCAAAACTAATTGCTAGATTAAAAGAACTAAAACCAATTCTTATTGCAATTGGAGTAGGCGCAGCATTGTATTTTGCGCCTATTACCACCGCAGTTGCAGGTTTAGTTTTATTGATGTCAAGTCTGAACAAGGAACTTGATAAGTTATCTTTCCGCAAGGGAATCATCCCCGGGGGCATGGGCAATGTCTCCATGACAGTGTCCTCACAAGATACACAAAGAGCAGATGCAGCTGCGGCTAAAAAAGCCGCCGCAGCAGTCGCTAAATCAAAAAAAGAGGAAGCAGCTGCCCAAGCTAAAATTTTAAGAGATAAAAGACTAGGCTTGCTTATCGACAAAGCCAATCTCGTATTAGGCAAGGGGTCAGATCTTTTTGATATAGAAAAAATACAAAACGCAGCAGCTCTTGCTAATCAAGCAGAATTGCTAGGCAAGGCAACTAACTCTGCTCAGCTCTTGCAGATTACGAATGACACTGCTCGCCTAAATGTCAAGCGTTCAATTTCAGAATTAGAAGATGCTATTGCTGCCAAGGATGAAGCAGCGATAACTGCTGCGACGAAAAAGCTTGAGAAAGATCTTGGTATCCTTGGCACTTTGATGAAGCAAGATTTAAAAATGCAAGACATCAAGTCAATCCTTGAAAGCCTCAAGCCAAAAGATCTAATCAATCTAGGCAACCTTGATGCTGCTATTGCCAAGATGATTGAGTTGAATAAGTTGCAAAATACTAAAGCCACGGCTACTACTCCAACAGCAGCAGAAGCAGCTTCTGTTTATACAATTCCTAAAAATACTACAGATTTTACAATTGAAAATGAAAAGATTTATAAGGTAGCATCCGAAGTGTTGTTTGCTGGAGCAACTGAACAAATGAGACAAGCATTAAACGCAGGTGCAGATTTACCAAGTGCTGTGCGTGGTGCGAATTACCAAGCAAGAGCTGAGCAGGAATATGCTATGTTTCTCAGCCAAATCAATTTAGGTGGCATTGCTGGTGCATCTTTGACTAGCGGCATGGAACAAGGTTTGCCACTTTCATCATCATTATCAGGTGCTCGTTATGCAGCTCAAGGCGCAGCAGCATATGGCGCTGGCGCAACTATTATCAATAACTTTGGCGTGGTCGGAGACCCTAACTCAGCAGCAGAATTGATGAACCAAGTTCTCCAAGATGCTATAGATCGGGGAACGCTACGAGGTGGCGCAACCCTATGACATGGCTTCCAGAATGGCGAGTGACAGTAGGTGATGATGTCTATACGACTGTCACCTCTGTTTCCTATGCTACAGGTCGCCTAGATATTGATCGCCAATGCACAGCAGGTTACTGCCGAGTAGAGATCATTAATACAGATAACTCACCTTTTACTATTAATGTTACAGAGCCAATTCTTTTAGAACTTAAAAACTCATCCGGCACTTATGTAACTGTATTTGGTGGAGAGGTATCAGATTTTAATATTGGCGTCAGAGCACCTGAAGACTCGGGCTTTATTACTACTGGCACAATTTTAGGCATCGGAGCACTGGCTAAATTAACTAAGGCTATCTATAACACAGCTTTAGCAGAAGGCTTGGATGGAGCACAGATTGCAGCCATTTTGGGCGCAGCTCTGAACCTGTCATGGGCAGAAGTTACCCCTACTGTGACGTGGGATACATACCCAGCAGATGTAACATGGGCAGAAGCCGAATCCTATCTAGGCACAATTGATTCAGGTTTTTACACCATGATTAGTGAAGCAGCATCGGCTACAGCTAGAAGCCAGACCCTAGCTGATCAGATTGCTACCAGCGCGTTAGGTCAAATCTATGAGGACACAGCAACAGGTCTAGTCAATTACGATGACGCAGATCATCGCTCTACTTACCTTGCTGCTAATGGTTTTACTAATCTAGACGCTTCATACGCTACGCCTAGATCTATTACTTCCCAGACACAGATTGCTCGTATCCGCAACAGTCTTATTTACAAATACGGCACAGGATACGGATCAACCTACAGCACCTCTGACGCTGACTCAATCGCTTCTTATGGGCTTTTTGAGCGTTCTTTTAATTCTAACATTAAGAGCTTGATAGACATTACTGACATTGCCTCTAGAGAAATCAAGCTGCGAGCCAATCCTCGTGGATCGCTTGGAGCGATTACTTTCCGTCTAGATAATCCCAACATGCCATCTGCCATGCTTGATGATTTGATCTCTGTCTTTTTTGGGAAGCCTGTGCTAATCAACAATCTTCCTAGCAACTTGCTTAACGGAATCTTTGATGGTTTTGTAGAGAACATTGCCCTTAATGCTACCCCAAACTATGTAGATTTGACCCTTTATGTGTCAGCTACAGACTTTTCACTGAGCACGACTCAATGGGAAACAGTATTGCCTGCATCACTAATCTGGACAGGCGTAAATGGTACACTTACTTGGACAAATGCGACAGGAGCACTAACCTAATGGCAACAACAACACCCAATTTCGGATGGGCTGTTCCCACATCCAGCGACTTAGTTAAAAATGGTGCAGTAGCCATTGAGACATTAGGCGATTCCATCGATGCATCGCTTGTCGATCTTAAGGGTGGCACGACTGGACAAGTCCTTGCTAAGGCTACTGGCACAGACATGGACTTCACATGGACTACACCTGCTGCTGGGGGCGCATCAGTTAATCTTTTGCTGAACTCTAATTTTGCATTGAATCAGCGCGCTTATGTATCAGCAGCTAATTTGGCTTCTGGATCTTATGGTTTTGATCGATGGAAGTCTAACTTTACAAATACAACTTTAACATTTACAGCTTCAACTCAAGGGCAATCTATTACTATCAACTCTGGTGGTGGATTACAACAAATCATTGAACAAGGTTTGGTCAAATCTGGAACTTACACTTTATCGTGGACAGGAACCGCTACGGCTCGTGTTTATAATTCAGGTGGCACTCCACCTTCTTACGCTGCTTCGCCTGTAACTTTTACAGCTGATGGAACTGCTAATGTGGTTGTAGAGTTTACAGCATCGGGTGGAACCAGAACTTTGTCTGATGTAATGTTTAACTCTGGGACTAACACAACTTGGAGTCTTGCTACGCCAACTCTAGAAACTGAATTATCCGCTTGTCAGCGTTATTACTGGAGACATACAGCAACGGGTCAAATTGGATTAGGTGTTGGGCCTTGCACGGATTCAAGCGTGTCTTGGATTCAATTCCATTTTCCGACTGCAATGAGAGTAGCGCCAACTGCTGTTGATTCATCCACAGTTACAGTTTCAGATGGATTCAGTTACACAGTGGATTGCACTAGCGTTACTGGCTTGCAATTAGGAACATTGGCAGGTCGTGTAAGTTTTAACACCTCGGGTGGACAAACACAAGGTAGAACAACAATCGGACAAACAAAATCAACTGGTGGATTCATCGGTTTTAGTGCGGAGCTATAAAAATGGATAATGTACAAATTGTGATCGATCCAGACGGTACAGAATACGCCGTAATCACTCACGCAGACGGATCACAAACCTCAATGCTAAAGTCGATTTATGATGAGCAATTAGCCAATGAAGCCAAAGCTATCTAAGGCAGCGATACAGCTTCGAGAGCAATTCGATGATTCGTTCCCAGATCGTGACCGCACATCGGATGGCTGGATCGGTGATACCCGACACGCTGCTCGCAAGTCTGATCATAATCCAGATGAGCAG